ATTACAGCCCAATAGATCGGGAGTACCAAGTAAGCTATTATTTTCCAGTCTAATCCACGATATTTGTGGAATAGATTTTTTAATTTTTTCATAAAATTTTCGTTCTGGTTTCAAGGGAACGTTCGTGTTTGTTAATAGTCTTTCTGTAGCTTATCAGGTAAGATAAGTGAGGAAGGCTTTTCAGTCTTTAATACCAGTCTATGACTATGATGTCCAGGTAAACCTATAATTGGATGAACATTTTCATGAACTTCCATACGTCTAATTGAATGTAGTTTACCTTTGATCTCTACAAAGATAACTGCATTCTTAACTGCTTCAGATCCTTCTGTAAACGAACTTAGAAATTGTTGTAAGTCTTGTACCTTCATTAATCTTTCTTCAATAGTTTCATAGACAAAGTCTCTATTACTTTTCTATAACCTTGCACTAAATTTAAATTCTTTTCGTTTTCAGATGAAATCATTCGTAAATCCCACAATTGTTTTTTATATAAATTTAACAAAGCGTCATAACCTTCTATTCTTTGTTTTAAATTATTAACTTCTTCCTGTAATTCATCAGAACTCTTATGTACTTTCATTCTTGACAATATAGGATAGTTCCCTTAAATTGTCAATATGGGTGTACCAAAAAGATTAACAGAAATGCAACAACGATTCGCTGAGTTTTTAGTATTCGGTGGACCAGAGGGGCCAATGACTAAACGTGAAGCTGCTATCGCTGCTGGGTACAGTAAGGATAGAGCGATGCGAGAAGGATCAGAACTAACTAATCCAAAATACTCACCACTTGTTGTAAAATATATTGGTGAATTAAAAGAAGAAAGACTGCGTAAGCATGAAGTAACTTACGAAGGACATGTTGCAGAACTTGCTAGATTACGTGAAGCCGCTTTGAAAAAAGGATCATTCTCTTCAGCAGTGAACGCGGAAGCAAACAGAGGAAAAGCAGCAGGACTATACATAGATAGGAAAATAATAAAAACAGGAAAACTAGAGGACATGTCAGAACAAGAGCTAGAAGCAAAAATGAAACAGATCTTAGACGATTACTCACAGATAATTGATGTGACACCTAATGAATCCGAGTTATCTTCTTCACACAAGAAGTTGGAAAAACCGATCTCTCCGAAAACGAAATAGAACCATCATCATCTACATCGTAGCCTGCAAATATTCTTACAGTATCTTTGTCTTTACTAAACAACCAACCTTCACTTACGGGTGTAGCTAGTTTCATGTCTTTAAACTCTTTAACACTACCCCAGCCACCTTCAGTAATGATATCAATCCAATCGATACGTACACGCTTGTATGGAAATTTAACCGCTTGCTTGACCAGCTTAGGTTTGTTGTAGCTATTTATTCTTCTAGACTTCTTTTTTGCCATGTATAGTATTCTACCACAGATTTTTTATTTTAAAAAACACATTCGCGCGCGTGGACCGAAATTTGATAGTACACTTTA